GTGAAGATACACCTTTAATGCGGGCTGGGCCAGCAAAAATAGTGGTAGTCGCGTTGGCTGCTGCCGCGCCGCTTTTTACGTCTGTCTGCATCATAATCAATCTCCTTTTAAAAGGGGGCCGAAGCCCCTAAGATTAACTATGTAAGATTACGAGCTTGAACGTATTCAACGCTGATAACACCTACACCACTACCGGTGTTTGTAGATGTAACAACAATTTTTACATCGGTAGTACCAACGTCAATAAACGCTCCTGTGCGCGTAGCGTCAGTGCCGGGAGAGATGGTTACAACACCAATGGTGCCACCAGCCGCTGCACTTGCCGCCGTAAAGGCTGTTGCTAGTACCGTAGTGCCCACGCCAAAAGTTGACGCAACGCCTGTCATAGCAGTTGTGATGTAAACGGTGATGCGGAGAATTTGACTATTTGCCGGTACAACAATGGTAGTTGCACTAGACGCTTGGGTAAAGTTGTTGGACTGAACCATAACAACTTGGCCTACATTAGCAACATCAGTTCCAACTGTAGTCCCTACGGTATTTTGAATTGTGCCAGCCCGCAGAGGGCCGCTAAACGTGGTATTTGCCATGATTTTTCCTTACATGCAAGTGAGGGCGTATCTGTCTGCATGTCGTCAGCCGGGACTGTCAGATACACCGGATAACCCCGGTATTTATAGCTTTATACCATAAAACTAAAAAAGAAAGGGGGCTTTTAGGCCCCCTTTTTTACATCAATTACGCACCAGCCGAACCGTACATACCGAGCGGATCGCTCCACCCAAAGCTGTAGCGCTCACGAGCCTTGTAACGGACGTTGCCCGTGTCGAAGTCTCCATCCATTGAGTTAGCCAACGGCATACGAACAAAGTGCTTCATGCCGTTTGGAACATCAGTGGTCAGGAACCATGCGTTCGTGTCGGTCAAGAAGTGATTGATCGTGTAGCCTTCTGGAATCGAACCGTTGTTTTTCAACGCATTGATGTCGTTGTCAGCGGTAGAGACGCGCAGTTCAGTTTCAAGCAAACGAGTTGCCGTAAACTGGAGTGATGGCGGAACAATCAACTTACGTGGTTTAGCAGCAATCAGCAGGCCACGCTCATCGGTCCATGCAGCGATTTGAATAACGGCGGCTTCCAAAGAAGTCTCGTTCAAGTCGGCTGGGGTTGAAGGAATGTTGCTGTTGGTACCACCAGACACTAGTGGGTGCGACGCCGAGAACAGCGCAACACCGTCACCACCAACGTAAGCACTGCTAAAGCCGTTGTTTAGGACATTAGCAGATTTAACTTGCTTGGTGTAAGCCATAGCACGAGCCAGACCTTTGGTATAACGAGCCGACAGGCTGTCATACAGGTTATCTTCGACCGCTTCTTCAGTGATCGAAAAACCCAAGGCGATGGTTTCGTGGTTAAAGCGAGAAGTCCATGCTTCTTGTGCATTGTCATAAGCGATGGCAGAACCCTCGTTTTTGACAGGTGCAGCGGAGAAGCCAGACAGCTTGGTCTCTTCTTCGAACGAACGCTCGGAAGTCTCAGTTTCGTAGATTTCCTTGTGCTCTTCGCCGTATTTAGCGTACTCCAGACCAAACAGAGCGTTCAGGCCCGGGAGCAGTTCTTTAAGTAGTTGTGCGCGTGAAATAGCCATGATTTAGCTCCTTATGCAATGCTGGTGGCAGCGTAATACTGGTGTTGACCGAAGTTCAACTTAACCAGCAACTCTGGGTATTGTACGAATACAAGCGTTGAACTAGCCCCAAAAGCGGTTACTGGCGCTTGGTTCAAAATAAACGAAGTTGCACCAGCGTTAGCTGCGGTATCAACAAACGAGCCAGAAGCAATATATTCGCCATTTGACGCAAGTGAACCAACATCCGTACCAACAGGCAATGCAAAAGGCAAAGCAGCGCAAGTAACAGTAGCAGTAGCAATGCTAGTAAAAGTAGAATTCCCCAAGCTCACAGCGGTGTCAGATACTAGACCCAAAACACGAATTGGCAACGCATCGGTAGTAGCGGGCGTATTGTTAGGAGCCAACAGCGCATTAGCTGAGTTACCAGTGTTTACATTACCTGTGTTGTTAATCATGGCCAAGTTCTGACCAATCATTGCATGGGCACCAGAAGCCATAACAGTCGTAGCCGAGCAGACAGCCGCTTTAAAAACAGTGTCAGGATCGTCGCAAACGATAGCCATAATGTCACCGGCTGACGTACTAGCAGGATAATACTGAGCAAATGTTTTTTGCTTAGTCGTAGGGTTGGTGTAAGAACAGCCCAAGAAAACACCTGTAACAGTGCCAAGGGTACCAGTAGAAACGGACAAACGCTCAATATTGCCACGGGATAGACCAACTAGATCACCGTAAAAAATATTAGTCGCATATCCGTAAGGAATCGCATATTCACGGGTAGAACCCGCAAATACTTGACCACCGATCAAATTGATCGGCTTTAGGCCGTAGGGGGCCGCAACAACAGGATAAGCCATATAAGACTCCTAAAATTAAAGTTTACTTGCCTTTGCCAAATGAGGAGGTTGATTTACGCTCATTAAACAATGGCATACGAGGATCATTCTGCCGCATTAGATTATTGTCCACGGCCTCAATCTGGCCCTCAGATTGTCTTGCGTAGTGCGAAGTTCGTTGCTCTACGAATTCAATTGGAGTTTTGCACAGCAATAATCCGCCAATCTCGATGTTGTCCTTGAAGCGACTTGTCGGATCAACTAACAGTTGAAATTTTGGTTGTTCTTCAATCTTGACTGGCTCCCAGCCTTCTCGGAGTTTGGCCGATAAGTTACGTGGGTCAGCGTTGTTCAAGGTCGAAGTACGAATCCATCTGTACGCGAAACCTGGCTGCTTGTCTGGCTCAGGTAAAAGTTCGGCGGGCGCCCACTGCTTAGGACGCTCATAAACTACACGCGTTTCTAATTCACGACTAGTTTTGTTTTCAGCCATTGTTGGCCTCCATTTTCATTTTCTCAAGGGCGTACTGCTGCGGCGTTAATCCTAACTTTTTGGCAATGCCAATTTCAGATTGTTTCAGCACGATCCGCTTGGAAGATGTGCTTCTGCTTGCCGGCGCTACTACCGTTGATGACCTATCTGTACGCTGTCTGTTTGTAGACTGCGTTTCATTCTTCTCTTCCGTAAAATACTCGGGAAACCGTAGACGCATTGTGTCGTCAACTTTTCGCCAGTATTCATCGGTCGATGGATAGCTGTCCCCATTCTGATTAACTAGCTTTTGGTGCAGACCAAGAGCTAAGCTAGTCATTTCCTCATCCTTGCCAAACCATGTGTTGCGCTCTTGCCACGCAACAGATTTGGAGTCAGGCTTAGGAGGCTGGACTTGAGGAACACTATTTACAGGAGTTTCTTCTTGTTGTAAAGAAGGAACATATTCTTTTGCTTTTTGCAACTTATAGTTAGCATCGGCAATCTTTTGTTGCGCCTTCAACAATAGGTCTGGATCGCCCATGTCATACGCACTTTTAAACTCGGTGTTTGCCGCCTCAAGCTCAAGTGCTGCCGCGCTCTTATAGGTATCTAAATAATTTCTCTCACCATGAGATAGTCTATTCTTAAGATGTTTATTTTCCTCCATTGCCCTTTGAGCAAAAGTAACCGCCTCTTGCTGCTCACGTAAAGCGCGTTCTTTCTCGCGGCGCTCATCGTGCCAAACCTTTTTCATTTGTTTAAGTTTAATTTTGACGTTTTCGGAGTAATCTCCTAACTCGTCTTTATCCAACTCCTCAACCAAACTCTGAGGTAATGGCTCGCGGCCTCGATCTGCTTTGGGCGTGTCGTCTTCTATCTCAAAGTCAAAATCATCTTTATCTTCTTTAACTTTCTTTTCCTGCTTTTCATCAGGAAATTCAAACTCTTCATAACCATCTTTTTCACTCATTTGTGCCTCCTTAGGCTCTTGAAATACCGCGCGGGTCAGCTACTACTGCTTCAACCGTATCGTCATTAATTAGACGAAACTCGCGGCCATGAATCCTGAGCCGAGTGCCCGAGTTTGGCCGAGCAAGAATAAAATCACCCTCGTTGCACCACGGTCCCGTTGGGAACTTAGCGGCGTCCTTGTAGCAGTCCGGCCCCATCTTAATAACAAAAAAGACGGTAGCTAATGCTTCTTCAAAACGTCGAGTTTCATCAGCTTTGATGAGTCCACTCTCATACTTGTCTTCCGCTTCAGGGATTGTCACAAGGATGTGATCC